GTTAGCACTTTGAGTAATAGAAACACCAGTTCCACCATTATAAACTGGTTGAATAGTCCACCAGTTGTTACCTGATTTAGCCATTAAACTAATTGTAGCCAAGTTAGGCAACACGGTAGGTACACCAGCTGATCCACTTTCAATAGTATGTGTGCCTTGTGGATATACATTAATTGATGCGCCAGTATTGTTAGTAACTGAAACTTCACGACCTGTAGTAGCCGCAGGCAATATAACACCACCAGTACCACTGGTTATAAAGTTGTTGTCAGCATATAATTGTGTAGCAGTACCTTGATTTGTACCAGCAGCCGCTACTGCACTTGCACTACTAAATTGTAGTCCGCCATTATTAACTATTAATGCACTATTATTAGCACCTGCCCAGGTAATTCCTCCAAAGTTTATAGAACCAGTTACACCTGCAAACAAGTTAGCAGTGCCGGTAGTTACATTTGATGTTATGGTTGCTGTACCACTTGTACCATTTCCTAAAATACTTAAAAGGTTATTGTTTGTATTTGCACCCAAATACAATGTAGTAGCCGAAGCCGAACCCGATGCTAGATTAACAGTAGTTGCCGCACCAAATGCATTTACTGTTAATGCCGCTGTATTGTACAAAGTAGCAGTAGTTGCGGCGGTTGATAGCGTACCACCGTTAGTTATAGTACCAGTTACACTTAAACTAGTCAATGTGCCAACACTGGTCAAACTAGAATTTACTACTGTGGCTCCTAGCGAAGTTGAATTAAGTACACTAACACCATTTATTTCGTATGCTTTTGTGTTAGCCAAACTGATATTTTCACTAGATGTCCATGCCGCTGTTATATTAGACCAAGTAAAAGTTTTATTTGTACCACCATATACTTGTATACCGCCACCATTAGCAGTTGCATCTGTAGAACCGTTTGTGGCAATGTTTGTTATAGGACCAATCAATGGAACGGTACCACCAGTAGAGTAAACAGTCATACTGGTTGCACTTAGAATACTTGCAACTGTGTAAGTGCCTCCTGCTCCTAGGTTACCATTTAGGAAGTTTAATAGTACAGTTTGGTTGGTTGTGGTTGTTAGTGCTTGATCACCTGTTCCAAACTGTGTGTAGGTTACTGAAAACTGTGTGCCACTTATAATATTATCTACATAGTAGAATCCACCACCATTTAATCCACCAATCGATGTTTGAGGATTGATAACCGTTCCTACGATCAAGTTGCTAGTGCTAGAAACTGTTATAGCATTTAAGGTACCATATACAGTACCACTACTTAAAGTATTACCTGATTGACTGACTATCCAAGTATTTCCACCACCGCTCACGATATATGTGCCAGCTAGAACACCAACACCACCAGTTAAATACATACCAGGCACAAAAGTTCCAGTAGTTGTTCCACTAAGAGTCAATGTTGTTCCTTGGAATGTAGCACTAGTATTATTAGCAGTAGAGTGAGTAGTTGCTGTTGCAGTTATAACTCCTGTGCTTGTTGCTGGAGTGGTCGCTGTGATAACACTTCCAGGAATTAAATCTACTGTATCGCTCATAGCTATCACGGTAGCTGTCCATGGACTTGTAGAATTATTGAATAAAGTTAGAACTAAGTTGTTAGCAGGAGTTGTTCCGCCTAAACTTGCTCCTGGCAATGTAACAGTATCTCCTAAACTATAACCTGATCCCGATGTGGTAACTGTTATAGTAGTATTGATAATTCCGCTTTGTGTTAGATTAATAATATTACCATTGACTGGAGTTGTTCCTCCTGTGCTGGTAAATGTTATGCTGGTAGAACTTGCAACAGTATTGATAACTGTAGTACCACTTCCTAGTGTTCCGCCAGATCCTCCATTGGTTGCTGTAACTGTTGCTCCAGCAATTAAACCTGTAGTGTTTGGCATTGAGCTTAAGGTTCCAGTCCATGGGCTCCCTAGCGCACTTTGTACTATGATTGATAAATCGTTAGCTATGTTTACACCGCCTAGCAAACTACCAGGCAATACAATAGTATCTCCTATGGCATAACCAGTACCAAAACTTGTTACAGTTATAGTAACATTACTATAATAACTAGTACTTGTTCCAGTTTTAACCACAGTAAATGCCGCACCTGTACCTGTTCCAGTTGTTGTGCTTTGAGTCACACCTGTATATGTACCTGCGCTAGCAATACTTACACCTGCAGATACGCTATAAGTTGTACCACCACTTGGTGTTGTAGTATAAGTTAGCGTTAATAACAATCCAGATCCACTAGATACACTTGTTGAAGGAACTTGTGCAGATGTACTATAAGTGCCAGTATATGTTCCTCCAGTAACTAGTGTTACACTGGCAACCGATGCGTAGGTTGTACCAACAGTGAGACTAGTCACGCCTCCAGGTGTACCAGTTATACCGCTCATGCTTGTACCTGAAACAGCATTGGCATAGGAATTGGTAATCTGTACACTTGTACTTGATGTTACACTATTCAATACATAATAAGTTCCGCCAGGGGTTATTCCAGTTACTCCAGTCAACCCTGCGGCAAATGTAATGCTAGTGCCTTTAATAGCTGTAATTGTTCCACTATTTAGGGTTATAAGACCACTGGATGAAATTGCACTTGCATTGAAAGAACCATAAGTTGTTAATACTGGGCTAAATGTTGAAGTACCAGATGGACTACCGCTAGACACTGTTAGAGTCTCGCCTGAGGCATAGGCTATTGTCTGAGTTCCACCTACTGAAGCGGCATTTGCCGATGCAGTTAATGTAGGAGATAGTAAAGCACCTTTAATGTTGCCAACAATACCTGAAGCTATTGTGACATTTGAAACATTGTAATATGTGGCACTGCCTGTTTTAGCAACTGTAAATACTGCTCCAATACCAGTTCCACTTGTAGCTATAGGACTTACATTGGTGTAAGTAGATGCCGCACTAACACTAGTTCCGCTAGATATAAATGTCATTCCAGCTGTACCGCTAGTAACAGAAGAAATATAGCCAGTAGGACTTACAGTTGAACCAGTTAGATAGCCCAACTTCATTAGTTTATCTTCTACATTTATAGTGCTGGCATTTGTAGTAACAGTAGGACCATTAACTACTAATGTGCCATTTACCACAACGTTGCCGCTGTATGTTGCAGTTTGTGTACTATCGATTACTAAAGCGGAAGTTAATACACCTTTACTGTTTGTAGTTTTAATTCTAACAGCGCCTGGTACATAGTTGCTGCCAGGTGCTCCATCTACATAAATGTCAATGGCACCTGCTGGTGATGCTGTAGTAGTGTTGTAATATCCGCGAGCAACTAAGGTCATTAGTTCGTCTTGTGATTGTACAGCTACAGGGCTGGCATAAGAGCCTCTGGCTTTGTTGAAACTGATTGTTGGTCCGTTAGCATCACTGTAGAAGTTGTCAAATCTTCCCACAGGATTATTATAAGTCGTAACACCAGTTTGGCGAACCACTAAACGAGCTGTTCCAGTATCAGTAGTATAAACTGGACCAAACGTTACTTGTCCAATATCTTGAAAACGTGCAATAGGATTTGTGTTATTGTTGGCGTCGGTAACATAAAATATCATACTGCCAGCAACACTATTGCTAGCAACTGTCTCGGAAACTGACACTGTGATAGCGCCTGATTGTATGTAATTAGTGCCATCATAACCTGACCATACTAATGAGTGAATGGTATCGCCTTGAACTAGTGCTGTTGGAGCTACGTTTGTTCCTCTAGCTTTTCTAAATGCTAAAAGGTTTGGCGAAGTTCCTATATTATTGTAGCTATCCAATGTAACCAAAGCACGTCCGGAATTGTTAGCAATAACTTGTATTGTACCGTTAATGTTTTGTAATATGTTGCTAGATTCATTCCAAGTCATACTTGAACTTGGACTTAGTGTTGTTCCGTTACTGGCCCAATAAGCTAAACTGTTTGTAGTACCTGATTGGATTACATTTGAGTTAGTAATGGTAATAATATGTGTAGTGCTATTATAGCTGACAGTTAGCCCGCTTAATGTGCCTGCGGCCAGCATTGCTCCAGCGGCATCGGCAGCTCTTGTAGCCGTGAAATATTGTTTGCCGGCAGTTACACCTTCTGAAATATTGTCTGTGGTTAAGGCAACAGCCCCAGTCTGACCGTTAACGGATGTTATTACTGAAATGGGATTACCACCAGCTACTACTCCATCGCCCACATACACTAGCTTGGTATCAGTAGTATATAATAGTTCACCTTGTGCAGGAATGATTGAAGTTCTACTTGCCGCCAATCCTCTTCTTAATTGTAATGCCATTTAATATTCTCCTACCTTAAAAGGTTCCTAAATCAAAACTTTGTGTATATGGACTAGCAAACGATCCTAAATCCCCAAAATTTGTAGTTAATAGTGTGCTAACTTGGAGGCTAAGAGTTCTTATATCAATGCCCCAAACTGTAGTTTCGACATCACCAGCTCCTACAATATTATGACCGTTTAGGTTAAGATCCCCGCCCAATGCTGGTGCTGTGTCTGATACTACACTGGTTGGATATATTGTTCCAGCTAGGTTCACTGTGTTTCCAGTGCTGGTTACTACAATACCATTGCTACCAGTGATAGTTTTGAAACTCATCAAACCAGCTACATCTGATACAAATATACCTGCACCTGTACCAATATTTTGTCCATTTTGATATGAAAGTTGTGTATACAAATCACTAAAATTGGCATTTACCTTGGTAAAAGCTGTACGCAAATCGTCACCAGTACCGTCATTTGCGTAGCTTCCTAGATTTATTGTTTGCTGGGTCATAGTTTCTTCTCGTTTATGTATTTACCGTTATAGCGCGGCTATCCTTGATTGGAAGTCCGAAAAGCTAGAACTTGCCGCAACAATGGCTTGTAGACTAGCTTTACTGATATAATCTGGATTGGCGTACAATTCTGTAAAGTTTGCATTTACTTTTGTAAATGCGGTGCGAATAGGATCCCCAGTCGCATCGTTTGCAGTTGCACCTACGTTGATAGTTTGTTGAGTCATTATACTCTCCCTACGGCTACTTGGATAACTCCGGCTTCGCCGTAGTCTTTATCTTCTAATGCTTTACCAATTACAGCACCAAGTGTTGGTGTCAATGCTTTAACAGCATATCCAGGAGTTGCACTTGTTGTTAACATGTCTCCCTTCTTAACCCGACCCACTACCTTAACTGGAACTCGTCCCGCCAGTGCAATACAAACTTTAATACCAGTTTGTTCTGCGTTCATTACATACGCTGGATTAGTTGTTACTACACCGGCACTGCGAGTATCATTGATAACGGTAGTTGTAGTAACTTCTTTATCTCCACCAAACACCAATACAGTTCCTGGTTCGTAGTCTTGATCGCCTTCATAGTACTCTGCCAAGTCAGCCCATGTAGCATTTAGTGTGCTATTTGCGGTTAATGTCCAAGCACCAGTTATAGTACCAGCTGTATAAGGATCACCAGTAGTAATAACTGTAGTTTGTACCCCACCAGTGTAGTGGGTTCCTCGAGTAGTCAAGTTGCCCGATGCATCTAATTGCAATCGATAAGTATTAGCACCATCACTCCAGCCACCTATGCGTAATACATTATCTGAATCAAGACCCATGTTGATTGCATAAGATCCTGCTCTATGGAATGCCATAATAGCACCAGTACCAGAACCGCTAGGAGTGTAAACATATGGCCCTACTCCGCTACTTCCCCCAACACTTCCACTACCGTAGAAAGTAGCACTATTTGTTCCGTTGCTAGTAATATTTCCAGTATTGGTTATACCATTTGTAGTCAACGCCTGACTGAATGTCCATGCACCAGTAAATGTACCAGCTGTGCTGGAACTACCAGCAGTTAAATTATTACTTTGTAAAGTACCAGCACTAAAGTTAAATGAACTTAACGCACCTAAACTCCATTGTCCAGTCATAGTACCCGGAGTGCTTACACTAGCACCTGTTTCAAGTGTAGTTGATATTAAAGTCCCAGACGCATTTAACACACCGCTGATAGTAGTTGTTGCACTACCGCTAACGTCCTGACTGGTCATAAATGTAAATTGACCAGGAGTAAAGTAACTAATTGTACTACCAGCCGAGCTAATAGCCTTATAGCCACCAATGTTTAATAATGCCGCACTTAAAGATCCGTCTGAACCAGTTTTAACTAATTTATTAGCCGACCCACTTGTTGTTATACCGATAACGCCATACGTATTATCGGCTGTAGTAATACCGTCATACAACACCAACATTGCCGCAGAATTGACATTGCTTGTTACTGAATTTGTAACACTAAACAAGGCATTCTTCAAACCATCTCCAGCACTTACTACAGCTCCTGGAGTAATCGTTGTTGGGCTTGAACTAGATCCGCTCAAATTACCTAATACATAACCAGTGCCAATTTGTTGCAAGTATGGAAGACCTATACCGCTATTGGCGAATGTTAATGTACCGCTTGGAATTCCGTCAGCTACTGCACTTAAAACAAGAGTGGTTGAGTTAGTTACACTTAGAACAACTTGAGTACTACTGGTAAATCCAATACCAGATACTACCATTCCAGGCACAATGTTATTTGTACTAACAACAACCATTGTTGTACTTGTTCCTGAAGTTCCTCCAGATACATACCCTGTTTGCACACTAGCGGATTGAGCTAGGTTAATCCAACCATTAGTCGAAGTAAACACTTGATTATTGAAACTACTCAAACCAAGTGTACTTTGTTGATACGAGCTTTGACCTGACGGTTGGGCAGTTGCCGCTTGTAATGCTAATTTACTTTGTGCAATACCTGCACTGGCACTTACGGCAGAGTTAACTACAACTCCAGATAAAATAGTTGCTGTAAAATATCCAGGAGTGCCATGTGTATATGTGATACCAATTTGATTGCCATTAGCAGTTGTAGTTGGTAAAGGAACATTAGTCCATTGTCCATAAACACCATCGTATACATGTAAATTACCATTATTTAGGTTATTAAATGTCATTGTGCCACTTGGGCTTGTATTATAGGTGTTGTTTAGAGTAACAGTACCGCTACCGCCCACCGACTGTGTAGCACCTGCTGTAATATTAACACTAGTTACAATCTGTCCACCTGTAAATCCAGTGCCATTGATAACCATACCAACTAGTATAGTACCAAAAACACCCGACAATGTAACAGTATTACCTGTACTACTGAAACTTACAAATGTTGCAACTGCACCAATAGCTTGGTCATTTAGTTTGAATAAATTATTCAGCGCACTTGCGTTTACATCTACATAACCTCTATTAGCCGCATCATAAGGTGTAATAGCACTATTAGGCATAGTCAAGTTACCAATTTGATAACTTGCCATATTCAAGTTGCCTTTCATACCTAAGACACCATTTAGTGCCAAGTATCCTGGACCAATTAAACTACTTGTAGCAACTGGATTACCACCGTAGTCTAATCCTAAACGATAATCAATAAAGCTTCTAACAGCAGATTGAACTGGAACACTATCTGCCGCATTGCCTGTCATGTAAGGATCTGTTGAGAATTCACTTACAACAACACCACGCTTAAATCCTAGACCGTCTAGGTTACTTAACGCAATAGACGCTGAGAATGTAACAGTACCAGTACCTTGGTCAACTTTGAAGAAACGACCTACACGGAAGATACCGTTTTGGTCTGTAGACACATGGAACACACGACCTGTAGTTTCTTCAACAACATCATTAGCGTCATTAGAAGCTATAGCCGCATTACCATAAATTTGATTTGGATAGTTACTAGTAATAAATCCACCAGTACCGATATCTAAGAAGTCATGTCCTGTAGCACGGCAAGTACTAATACGAACAGTAATCTGAGCACCGCCAGTGGCAGGATATCCTATACGTAATGTTGTGCTTGTGCTAGGGTTAAATGGTTTACTAATACCTAGGCTTGAACTTGTGCTACTTGTTGATTCTCTAGTTATTGTTGTTATAGAACCAACTCCATAAGTACCTGGGTTATATGGATAACTTAATGTAATACTGGTTGTCGAACTAGTAGTAGCTTGCCAATAACCATTGTATAAAGCATTACTATTACCGCTGACATAGTAGTAAACACTAGTCGACGGAGCAGTAGTAGTAGGAATATTCAAGGTTACTAGGTATGGTCCAGTACCGCTTACACTACTAAATGTAGTTGCTGTATAGCTAGTACCAAAACCATAACTTGGAGTATAGAATGTTAAGGTAGCACCAGATGCTGTTGTTAATGTTGTATTAGCACTACCTTTAGCCGGAGCAATAGCTACAGAACTACCGACTACTTCAGTAATATAATATGTCACTAGTGCTTGACCGCTTCCGCTACCAGCACCTGTTGCTGTAAATACTGTACCAACGTTGTTGTTGGCAGCACCAATTGATGTAAAGTTTGTAACAGTTGTAGTACTTGAAGCAGTACCTACGCTTGTTATAGTATATGTTTGACCTACAACAAAACTACCAGCAGTCACAGTGGTTACACTAACTCCACCAAATGTAGTGCCAGCAAATGTAATTGTATTACCAACAGATATATTTGAAACAGTACTTAGTGCTAATAAATTATTAGTACCTGTTATCGAAGAAGAAGTAACAGCAAAATTATTACCTTGGCTTGTTGCAGTTTGCCAGGTAGAGCCGTTGCCGCTACCACTAATATTAGAAGTAATATAAGTGTAAACAGTACTTGCAACCGTACCAGCAATAGTTTGACTGCCAGTTGTTGTGTTAGAATAACTTACAGAACTTGTTGTTGCCGCAGTGACTACATAAGTTCCATTATAGCCTGTTGGAGTTACACCTGATACAAAAATTGTCTGACCTACTGCATAAGGCACAAAGGACTGCGCCGCAAATGTAATAGTTGCAGTAGTTCCGTTACCACTAGTTGCTGTTGTAGCATAAGAACTAATCTGAGCAATACCAGATCCACTCGAAGGTCCACCAGTTAATATCATACCAACTGCAACAGTACCGCTACCGACAGTACCAACAGTTAATACACCGCCACTACTAATTGTGCTAGATGTAATTGATGCAGTAGCATTAGTAGTTGTAGTAACACTACCGCTTGTTCCAGGATCGGTTGGATATACTAAACCTAATTGTAGATTGTCGACGCCCGAAACAACTGTAGTAACTACTGTTGGACTATTGGTTAGCACTGGAGTTAATATAGCATTTCCAGGTGTATACCAAGTCATGCTAGGACCGCTAGCAGTGGTCAAAGATATTAGACCAACGCCACCTGAACTTGCACTGATTGTAATTTGATTACCATTAATAGTTGCAATATAATATTGTACACCAGCTTGAATATTACCAAATACTGATCCACCAAATATGATAATTTGATTAACCTGTAGATTAGCACTAGAATTTAATGTAATAATGTTAGTACCAGTAGTAGTATTATATGCACTTCCGCTATTACCACTAATAGTGATAGTCGGAGTGCTAGTATAACCATAACCTGGACTTACAAGTGTAACAGTACTAATACTACCATTAGAAATAGTACAGGTAGCCAATGCTTGACTAGTTGCACCGCCACCACTGAATGTAAGTATAGGAGCAGAAGTATAATTGCTACCAGCATTTGTGATAGTAATACTAGATACCACCGCTACTAAGATAGCTGAAATACTAGTCCCAGCAGGAGCCCAAACAGCAGGTGATACTGTAAATTGTGTCGTACTATCAATACTTTGAATAATCGTCGTACCAGTTGGATTAGTACTAGTTGTTTCAACAAACGAACCTGTTGTGCTAGTACTAATAATCATGCCAACTTGTAGTAATGCTGTTGAAGCAACAGTTAATTGGCTAGTATTAACCACACTAGCTACTTGGAAATTGCCGTTATATTTGCTGTTGCTATTTCCGCTTACAGATAATGTACTATCAACTGGAGGGTATGAATATAAAGTATTATAAGGTATATTAAATGTAATAACCTTTTGTGTATTGCTGCCAGTTACCAAAACATTGCTTTGATAAGTCATGGCATTTGTACCTACACCTACTGAACTTATGTTCATTACTGGATTTGGATCTATCTGTAAATAACCGTTAACTGCCGCACCACCAAATGTTATAGTTCCACTAGGCTGACTTACTGGATATATGCTCAATGATACTGTAGCTGTGATGCTACTTGAACCAGGAGAGGTAGTAAGAACAGGAGTTCCAGAAATTAATTGAGTGCCGTTAAAACCAGTACCAGTAACTGGCTCGTTAGCTGTGATAGTTCCTGCTAGTCCTGTAACTACTAATGTGTATCCGGTGATAGTGAATACAAGATTGTTAGCAGGAGTCGAACCTCCTAGATTAGCACCTGCTATTGTAATAGTATCGCCTATTGCGTACCCTGAACCTAATGTGGTTGCAGTTATAGTAGTTGCACCAGAATAGCTAGTTCCATTTCCTGTTTTAGTTATTGTGAATACTGCGCCAGTGCCTGAACCAGATGTTGATGTTTGAGCAACTCCTGTATAACTAGCGGCAGAACTAATACTAGTGCCTGATGTTATATTAAATATTGGACCACTTGTTGGACTATATGTTCCGCTGGCAATAGAAGACGGAGTTACATATTTGATAATACGATGTGTACGTCCATTCCAACTGAAAATATAACTACCTAAATTTAATTGACTTATTGTTGCGCTATCGCTGATAGTTAGAACAGCAATTTTATTATCGCCAACTAATCCGCCCATGGTAGAAGTAGAGAACCAAACAGTTCCAATAGGAGCAATAGTTGGTGCAACACTGAGTGTGATAACAGTATTGGCACCGCTAGTAGTAACATTAGTTACAGTTGTGTTTATAAATCCATAACCGCCGACATATTGTCCAATGCTTGGAGCACCACCAGTCAATGAACTAGTTACAACATAAAGTGTTGTGCTGATTGAACTTGCTGGGCTTAATGCAACAGTACCTGATGTTACATAAACAGTTGGATCGGCATTAAACATGTTTGAAGTATCAACAACAAACTTATAATATGCAAATGAACTATCCATGGTTAACACTGATTGGTGAGCCGGTAACGATTCACCGGTGGCTTCTGTTAAACCATAACTAATAATACGATAGATACTAGCAAGATTGTTAGTATATTGTAAAGCAGTACTTGGACGTACTGGTTTTACGTTACTAATATTATAAAATTTAATATTGGTTAAGTTTCTTATAGTTACAATTTGTCCGTCATACAATGCGTATGCTAGACCGTTTGTACTAGTTTGATTATCGCCACTAGTACTTAATGTCAAGCTAAGAACGTTTTGTCCGTTAACATTAACTGCTGTATGACTTACTGTGCTAACTTCATAACGAGTAATACCGCCACCAGCAAGTGTATGATCAATTTCTAATTCACTTGTACCGTATGGGACATATTCCCAGTTGGTGATATAAACATTAAGTGCCTGCGTTGTTGTTGTAGGAGTCATAGCAGTGGCGTATGTACCTTGCTTATAAACACGAGCACTTTGCGGCATGTTATTTGATAAATTAACAGCGTTCGGTAATTCAGTAACGTCTGAACCTGTACCACGTAATCCATAAACACCGTTTGAGTTTGAACCAGCAACAGAACGAATCTGTCCGCCGTTCAACGCCCAGTAAGCAGTATAGCAATAGTAAGTAAATGTTGAAACTTGTTCAGTTAAACCAGCATTAGTACACAAAATACCATAACCCAAATCGTTGATTTGTGTAAAGTCATTGGCCAACATTGACTTGTTACCGCCCATTTCAATGTTAATAGCAATGCCTGCACCATTATTAGCATAGGTTATTGTATTGCTTTGGATACTTGTTTTTGCCGCTTCAATATTAGTCCAATCGGTAGACAATGAACTAGTAGTTGTTGTACTTGAAACAGTTGGCAATGTTCTAGTCGAACTATTAAATGAACCAGAGTGACTGAAATAATCTGTCAATACTGCAACAAGTGTAGTGATTGTGCTTGCCTCTGTACTAGTAGCCGCTGTGTATCCTGTGGTTACTTGTTGTTGTGTATTGCCGTTACTGCGTGTTACAGTTGTTTTTTGTATTACTTGTCCGGCCACGGTATTAACATATCCAACTGCGGCAGTATACAATGTATTAAGTGTTGAATTGTATAACCACTGCACTACATCGTATACACTACTATTACCACCATATAATAAATCATATGTTATTGCATCAATAACAAACCCCATATTATTAGATAGTGTTAAGGCACTGTATCCAGAATAACTTGCAACGTTGTAGTTGGCTGATACGCGAGCAACTACTTCAGCTTGTATAAATGCTTTGTTTGCCTGTAATAACAATTTAGCATTAGCCACATTGGTAGTTACATTGGCGGGATTAGGCAATACAACAGTCGGAATACCACTTGTACTTCCATAAACACCATTAATAATAATGTTATTAATAATTGTCAAATTGTTAGAGATAGCAGTTTGACCTGCACTATCAACATTGCCAAGTGCCGCTATTTGCTGATTAATATAACTGAAACTTTGTGTAACAATCGATGATGATAAACCTACTACAGAGTTTGCCGGTTGTAGGAAAGTAATACCAGTTTTAATACTTTGATAGTTACTACCAAATGCCATGTCATAAGCAGCCGCATCTACTGCACTTGCAATATTACTTGTTAGTGTGCTATTGCTATAAACAGCACTAGGATAGAACGGTGTGCTAGTGTCTAGTCCTAATACCACAGTATAGGTTGAACTATTATAGCTTAAAACATTATTGATCTGATAACGATTACCTTGTATATAAAATGCGCAAGGAGTCTGCGGAGCACGTACATCTAGACCGCTATTCAAACTTCCAGTAACAGTTATAGAATACCCATTGTTTGATACTCCGGTGATAGTACCAAATAAGCGTCCAGCAAATCCATCAATCAATTGACCACCAGCAAAACGTTGACGATTAATACTGCCTGAGAAGCTGGCTGATTCTTGACCATATGGTGACTTAGTCTTGATCTGACCTTCTGGGTCAAGTACCATCATAAATCCGCCGTGTCCTTGACAAGTGATTAATTTGATACGAGTAGCATCGTTAACTAAAAATACGTCAATATTTTTATTATTCAATGGAGTACTGTTAATATCCAATGGATTAGACAAATAGTGACGTCCATAGTTCAATGTATTGTACATGTGCCATGTTCCGGCAGCATAAGTTTTAACCGCGGCAAATGGATAGACTACAGTACAATTCATGACATTACCGCTAACGGTGTTAATAACTGCTTTGCCGGCAGTACCAGTTTCGCTAGTTGCATCACAGATTACATATCCGATCCAAGTTGGACTTGCTTGTCCAGTGCCTAGTGTAATTTGTATATTACCGGTAGTACCGCTAACGGAAGCAGTTGAATTTGTGGCCGCCGCATAATCAGTTCCAGAAAAATTAATTAAACCAATTTGCATACCGTCAATAATACTATCTCTGTAGAAGAAAGTATTGCGCCATGGTGATTGACTAATACGATTCAATGGACGAATAATTGTACGACGGAAGTCATCGCCACGAATAGTTACGTTAGCTGAAAGTTTTAATGGATAGTCTTCATAATAGATACCACTTTCAACAAACACAGTAATATTCTGATCCGCTACTGTTTCTCCAAAGTCTAACAATTCTCCAAATATTACAGAGCCCGAAGTAATGTTTGCAGATAATGGAGAACTCAGTGTTATGACATTTCCATTTATAGCCGTTACTGTTGCTCCTAACGGTATATTTGTTCCTGTTACACCTAAACCAACAACAATAGTTGAGGTACTATTGAACTGACTGGTATAAGTTGTAGACGCTACTGTTATATTTGAGCTTCCACTTGAGCCAGAAGCTGTAGTTGGAATATATGTAAAGAATCCCGGACGAGTTAGATTTAATGTAACAGTATCATTAGCTGAACTAACTCCAGGAGTGTAACTAATGATTTGGCCATAGGTGCTACTATTATCGCCAACTATTATTTTACCAGGAATAATGTGATTGTCACCACTTTGGCCTTGGTCAACATATCCATTACCTCCGTTACTAAATGTAACAGTATAGTAACCACTACCAAAACTTGGTGTTGGTGCCGCACCGACTCCGCCATTGATAATACTAATAATAGTATTCATGTTGGCGTTAAGTGTTGTAACTGGAGTTGCAGTTAATGTTACAGTTCCGCTAGGTGTGCCAGCAGGAGCCGCGCTAATAATTACTATACTTGGGCTGACTATACTAACTACAGTAACAGGAGTGCTGTTGGTCCAACCAGCTCCAGTAATAACCATGCCGGGTACTATTGTTCCACTTACACTGGTCAAAGTCAATTGTGTTGTAGTATTGCTTACATATGATCCAGTAGCTACGTTTGTACCTACTGTAGCATTATATACAGCAGTGATACTGATTACATTATTTGTGCTATATGCAAGAGTACTAAAAGTTAAAGGAATTCCAGCAATAGCATTTGCATAACTAGATGCTAAAGTTACAGTAAATGAATTTGTTACAGCCGCTGCCACATAATATGTTGTGCTTTGTCCAAGTCCACCACTGGTACTAATACTGGATCCTGTTATAATAGCCTGGCCTTCCGCCAAACTTATTTGAGTACCTAGTGTTACTGTAGTACCAGCTGTGCCAGTAATAGTATTAGTTCCAATTACGATTGTTGAATTGACTTGTTGTGTTACTAATGATTGATAACGAGACTGTGTGGTTTGATTCAACACCTGGACTGCTAGTTGTTGAGCAAACTGTATACCATCTATTGTCTCGGTTAATTGTGTTCCAATAGCAATAGATTTGGCACTTACATTCTTGTAATAACTTTTACCGGCAGTGATACTTTGATATGTACCATCTGTTAATAAATCGATAGCTTGTGCATCAATAATATATCCAATATCTCTATAACAGGTAGCTTGGTTATAACTAAATCCGCCAGCAAAGGTTGTACTCAAATAACTTACTACATTTTGTGAAATGGTATATGCATTATTTTGAATGATACCAAATGTTGTTTGCAATGATGAGCTGGCGCTAGAAATACTTGGATAAGTAGGTGTAACCAATGTGCCAGAATTAATAACACCGGTTACAATATTAAACAATGTGTTGACAGTTGAACTTTGTCCAGAACTGAGTGTCCAACTAGCATTTTGAACTTGGGTAGTAATTTTACCGGCAACAGTTTGTGATCCATAATTGCTACTTATGGCGAATGTTACGCTAGTTGCAGTACAACCAGTTACAGTCCAATAACCGTTATAATTACCAGGCGTCATACCTTGTATGGTTATTACTTGATTTATAGTATATGGCACACTGCCTTGATTAGCAAATGTAACAGTAGCATAACCGCCAGTTACACTTACACCTGTTGTAGTAATATAATTACCTACACTTGGAGTTACAACACTATTTGCTATTACAGTTTGTGTTACATTTAATGCGTGATTCAGAGCAGCCGAACAAACAGCAGGTAGACCTGTAGTTAATTGGTTCGTGCCATTTGCATAATATAGATTAGCCGCTTGTGTAGTAGCCGCATTACCGCCATAAGTGATATCATAAACAACTGCTTCTAAAACGTATGTTAAATCTCTTGTACTACTTGTTGCACTGTAGCTAACAGCTGGATATTGAACATTTATCCAAGCATTAGTTTCTGCTGTGATGAAAGGTATATTAGCTAAAATAGCCGCTTGTGCTTGTACAATACTGGCTCCCAGCCCTGTTGTTGAGTATGTAGGAGTTGTTCGACTATTAATACCATTAGATAATATTGAAGTTATTATTCCAAATAATGTATTAATAGTAGTTTGTTGAAGTGTATTGTTAATTATAGGGAAGTTATTGTTTACAAAACTAATAGCGTTTGATTCTAAAGTGGTTGTATTTGCTTTAATAGCCGAAACTGCTGTAGCTAGTGTAGTCGATACTGATGATGTTGTTGGAGCAACTACAGTAGGACTTAGCTGACTACTACTTCCAACAATCGATTGAATAGTAGTAATGTTTGCGGCTATTGAAGATGTTGCTACACTACCTCCGCTTAAAGTTGAATTTTCATACTGAATAACACCAGTTTGATATAGTTTAACTGGTGTTTGATTCTGTACGATATTTTGTGCAATAACACCAATATAACCAATAGCTGAAACTGTGGCCGCTTGTTCGTAACTAGCAATTTGTAGTACAGCATTAATCCAATATTGCAATCCAGCATGTATACTCTGACTGTTACCGCCATATGTTAAATCATAACACAATGCCCATACAATATATTTTACATCTCGTTGGCACGTGGTTTTATTATATGTAACTGTTGGATAGTTTGCCAACAAGTAGGCAATTACTTCTGCTTGAATAAATGAAATGTTATTCAATAATAAATTTACTGCGCTGGTTAATCCAGTATTTGAAACAACAGGAGGAAAGGTTGGGTTTGGTACACTACCAGTTACAATGATATTGCCTATGTTGGCAAGAATAGTCTCAATCGAACTGGAAATAGTGCTACTGGTAGCCACAGCCGATAGTGCTGAAATTTGTGTTCCTAAATTTGTAAGGATACCAACTATTTCACTTGGAGCAGTTGTATTGGCTTCCAAAGAACCAGTTGCTGTAGTTAGGGAATAATTAGAACCACCGTAACTAGAACTAATAGTAATATGAGTGCTATCTACAATACTAGTAATATAATAAGTGTTTCCTGGTACAATATTGCCAAAACTAGTTCCAGTAAAGACAATAGCGGCATTCACCACCATACCTTGTGTGCTTCCAACGGTAACTGTATTATTAACTCCAGTTACTTTAATATCACTTAAAGCAGTACCATAACTAGAACTAATAGTATATGATCCAGCACCGCCGGTTCCAGTACCTAATGCAATAATAGTAGTTCCGTTAAGAATACCTGCACCGCTTAATGTCATGCCTACTGCAAAATAACCTACCACAGTTCCGCCCACAATCATAGTAGTTCCAGATATAGTACAACTAGATCCAGTTGCCGTGCCACTAGTTGCTGTTGCAGGTGTATTGATAATAGATGGTGTTGTTTCTATTCCAGTATTTGCATAATTAAATCCTAATGCAACCTGAATACTTTGATAATTAGAATTGAATTCTAAATCATAACACACAGCATTTATTACACTAGTAAGGTAATTTTGTAAATTTGTTGAACTATAAGAATAATTTGTTATCTGTTGAGATGCATTTTTAATAGCCGCAAGTATTGTTGTTAAGTTACCGCTCACATCTGCATTATAGCCATCGAATAATATACTGGCTTGAGTAGTAGAATTAAATGTTGTACCTAATGCTAAGTCATATGCTATGCCATTAACAATATTAGACATAATATTGGCATAACGAGTTTTATCAAATGTAAATGCATTTACATATTTGTTGTTTAAGTAAGCTATAGTTTCTGCTTGGATGAAAGATTTGTTAGCTTCTAGTAAACTAGCGGCATCCAAATAACCTTGTACTGCACTATTGCCACCGCTAAAGGTAACACCGGTAATACTACTTGTATATAGAGTTGGTCCAATGGTATAAGCAATAGTCTGACGATATGGTCCGGGTTCAGAAAACGCTAAATTGATTAAATTTTGTGCTTGTAGTAAGGCAGCACCAACTGATTTGTAGGCATACTGCGGCGCACGGCCTTCTCGTCCAGGAGGAGTGTTACGTTGTGTATCATCGCCACCTGTGCTAACATATAAATTTACATTACTGTAATGTGTATTATTATCTACATAAAATTTGGTAGCCGCTTGCAGATCGTCATTACCATTTCTAATACCATACCCTGCCATACTGCCAGGATGATCACTTAATTCTAACAATCCTGTCATAGTATCGCCATCTCGCAATACTGCGTGTTGACGTTGTATAGCTTCAGTAGCTACATAGTTTCCTGTCAAACTTGCATTATAGTCTGGATCGGTTGTTTGAGCCACACTCGGCATTGCTCTAACACGTAACGGTCCAACAATTTGTCCATTAGTGACTTGCAGATAATGGTTGTTAGCGTAATTTACAGTAACAGCCATTTGCCCTAGTGTGGTTGTATATCCCTTACTGGCAAAAACTGCATTAAATTGACTGACTAAACTTGGATCTGGATCTGCTAGATTACCTATAATAAATGCGTCGGCATTCATATGAGTGCCTAGAGTTGGTTGCGGATCAGTAATTAACCCTCCGCTATTTGAGTTAATTACCAATTGTTGATTATTTGATGCATCAATAGTTATGCCATTACCGCCTACAACATTTCTAGCTGTTAAACTACTGCCAGTGGTGCTGGCCATAATAATCTGATTAGCACTATAACTACTGCCAGCAATTTTACCTGTTTGTGTTAGCGCACCACTACCCGAACTAGTGAATGTAACACTAGTTGTAGTTGCATTAGTTACAATATAATTTCCATTATACGAAGTAGGAATATTGCCAGTAACAATAATATTTTGTCCAATACTAAATGGAAGCCCTAGCCCTGGGTTAGGATTGGTAAAGTTGATAGTTGCAATAGATCCATTGCCAGTTGCACTTACTACACTGAATGTACTATTACCTGGAGCATCTGCAAGGTTTCCAAATTTAATACTACCGCCAGCACCAAAAATAGCATAAATTTCTGTAAAGTTAGCATTAACTTTATTGAACGATTCGCGAATACTATCACCGGTGCCGTCGTTACCTTGTATACCAATATCAATTATTTGTTGTGTCATTTATTAAACTCCGAAACTGCTACCGCAGCCGCATGTGGTTGTTGCATTTGGATTCTTTATAGTAAAACTACTGCCCATTAAATCTTCTTTATAATCTATAGTAGCACCTGTGAGATAAGTCATACTCATGCTGTCTACAAGTACTCGGAATTCGTCTAAGGGTAATTCGAAATCGTCTTCATTTTGCACCTCGTCCATTGTAAAACCATAGCTAAAACCGCTACAGCCTCCTCCTTGGACAAATGTTCTTAGTGCTAGATTAGGGTTTCCTTCTTGATAAAGGATATCTTTGATTTTTTCTTTTGCTGATTCTGTAATTGTAATCACTTTAAGGGCCCTCGATATGATATTTATCAAAGGCTTTTTATAACCTTAATGTAAATACTAGTATGTATATAGGGCAAGAATATCAACAAACTCAGCATGTACGCACTAGTAAGTACGGTACACATCACACTTATAGTCGCAAAAGGTGTGTATTAATATTTAGATGTGATAGTTGTCAGGGTATTTTTAAGCGCGATAAAGGAAATATGGATTCTAAACGATTAAACAATAATTTTTATCATGTATGCGGAGACTGCGATGCTAAGAAGTTTGCTCAGAGTAAGGGTGTAGAAGCAAGACGAGTTTGGGATATGCCTGTGAGTAGTCTCAAGACACTCGACCAATTCTAGAACTGATTAAATTCCAGTTTATGATTTTCCATTGATTTGCTAGATATTTTTTCTTATCTGCTTGATAATCTAATGCCCAGGCATGTTCCCACCAATCAACTAACAGAACAATATCCATCTTGATTTCGTGATTTTTAATAGTTTTTATTTCACCGTTACGAGCTAGATATACCCATCCGGATCCTTGTACTTTCATCGCCGTTTTTTCAAATTCATCTTTGAATCTATCAAAACTCTTAAAATGCTTGTTAATAAAGTTCAACGAAATGTGTTCGGGTTCGTTAGATCCTGAAGGTTTTTGATACTGTCTGAATAATATATCATGTAAAAATGCTCCTGCTTCATTGAAGTCGGGGTCGCCCTCACCTTTGTTATAACGTTCTACATACGTCTTGTACAACTTTCCGTAATGATAATCTATAGTATTTTCGCTAATACTTGGCTCTAAGTCATCATGCTTATAGGGCAACGGAAACTGTTCTAGTGTCTTTGGGATATGCCCTTCATTTAGCGTAATATGTTTAATAAAGTTGTACATAATAATATTTATCGGAATAAATACGATGGAGGATAAAACACTATGATTAAATTTATCAAAAGTTTTTTTAAGAAAAAAGAAGAAGCAGTTGCTCCTTATAAAGTAGAGACACCTGTGGCTGTAGGCGAGCCACCAGCTACTATCGTAGTCGAAGGTGTAGGTCTAGTTGATATAGCGCCAGTTGCAGAGACAGCACCAGCTAAAAAGCCACGTAATCCACGTAAGCCAAAAACAGAGAAAGCTACTAAAGCTATGGTAGAATCTATTCCTGCACCAGCTAAAAAGCCACGTGCTCCTCGTAAGCCTAAAGCAGAGTAAGAGACTTAGCCTGCTCGTATAGAGCAAAACTAGCTAAGTTTTTGCCTTTACTCTCCGCCATGATATCGTGTGTTTCTAAAA